CTACGGGCTGCCTACGGCTTGTCCACGGGACGAGAGGACCAGGGGATTGAGCAATAGTGCCTTGTCCAAATGCTCGGGTGCTAAGTGTGCATAAACCATCGTCGTCGTGATATCCGCGTGCCCCAAAATATCTTTCAGAGTTCGCAAATCACCTCCAGCCATTACGAAGTGCGACGCGAAGGTATGGCGAAGAATATGCGTAAGCTGGCCGGGAGTTTTGAAACCACACCGGGCATAACATACTTCGAAAGCACCGCGAGCAGGACCGAATAAACGTTCGGTCGGCAGAGCAATAGAAAGCGCCTCTTTGATCAGTTCAGGATCGACCGGCACCGTTCTGTTACGGCCGTTCTTTGTACCGGTAAAGACAATGCGGTCCGTGAGTACCTGGGAACGACGCAACCGCTCAGCCTCAGACCATCTAGCGCCAGTGGCCAAGGCAATCTTGGAAATGATCAAGGCATAGGGGTTACGCGACTTGGCCAGCTCTGAAAGGAGTTGCTGAATCTGTTCAAAGGTCAGGAACGCCAGCGACTTTTGATCGACCTTGAACAAGCGCATACCGGCAAGAGGATTGGCGCCGTGATAGTGGCCCTGGCGAGTCAGCTCAGCGAACACCGAAGCGACGTATATGTGTTCGATGTTGATGGTCGAGCGCTTGGCGGTCTTAAGTCGCTGGGTGCGATAGCTGGACCAAGTCGCCACAGAGAAATCACAGACGCGAGGATTGCCCAGGCGTTCGGTTATCTGCTTGAGAGCAGAGTAGCGACGGACACCATTTTTGAGCGTGACGCCGTGGACCTCATACCAGAGGTCTACCAGATCAGAGAAGCGATCAACGGCAAGCTTGGGTGAGGCAGTGAAATCACGCTCAAAACGCTGTGCATGGGCCTTACTGGCGAAGCCGCCACGGCGCACACGCTGACTGCCACGGCCATCGACATAGAAGTCTACAGACCACTTGCCATCGGGCTGACGTTTGACGGTCATACAGCGCGCCCCCACCTGATGTGGCGTTCCTCCAGGATGCCTTTGATGTGCTTATACAGGCCGTCTTCATCCATGCCCTTGGCGGCGTAGTGGTCGCGGATCACCGGCCAGCAGTCCCAATCCTTGAGGGTGTGAAAAGCTCTTCTAGCGCCCACTCGCTCGCGTGCCAGCAGGCTGACGAAGTTTCCCAGGAATAACTCGACGTTTTTGCCGGAGAACCCCCGAGAGGTCTTGTATTGGCGCTTGTACTCGGTTTCGTCCACCAGGGAATCCACCGGAAGATCCACGCGCACATCGTCACGGATCAGCGTCCAAATCGGTTCAAAGTAGCCAGGGCGAGCCAGCAGCTTGAATTGGCGCAGGCCATAGCGCCACAGGCCGTCTAGGTGCGGGGCAAAGGCGGCGTAGCTGTTGGTTTCGATGGTTTCGCCGCTGTGCAGGTCAAACGAGCCTGAGGCGAATTGCTGGATCACCGAGTGGTGGTAACGCAGCTCTACGCGCCATACGTCTTGCTCGGGGTTGTAGTTGTCCGGATCGGCTTCGTCGAAGCTGTCGCGGCGTCTCCAGACGTTTTCCCAGTAGTCGAGCTTGTCGATGGCTCGGGCCTGTTCGGTCTTGTTGTAGATACCGAGCTGGACGCCACCAGCGGAGCCGAACAGGTAGGACTGACCTTTGCCGTACGTGGCAGACTCCAGGGTCCACTGGATTTCCTTGATGCCGGAGATATCACGGGCGGCGCGTGCGCGGCAGTGCATACGGGCGACCAGATCGGCGGGCGGTTGCCAGCCCTGAAGGTCTAGCGCGAGGTGGACGGCGCATTGGTTGCGTTCGACGTTCGTCAGTACGTGGCTGGCGTAGTAATCCAGACGTTCCTGCAGGCGCTCGGGGCAGAACTGGTCGATAGCATGCGGAGACACCTCGATTTTCAGGTGAGGGCCGATGTTCTCGATTTTGGCGTTGAAGTTCTTCACCAGCAGGATGATGCCCAGGTCAGCATTCTGTAGTTTGTACTGGTAACCAGAGTCCTTGCTGACGCGACCTGAGTGCCAACGCTGGCCAGCGAAATAGACGATGGTACCGGGCTTGTCGAAGAGGCTCATGATTTCCGGGCGGATCAGGCCGCGATACAACTGGCGGACGGTATCGACGCCACAGCTCAGCAGACGGATTTTCGAGAGGTCGTGAATCTGGCCGGAGGAAGGGTCTACGAAGTAGCGAATGAATTCTTCTACTCGGGGAAAATCCTTGATTTTGCTCATTGGTTCCAACCTTCAACTTTTAGAGTTTTGTGAGACTTCACTGTCTTTCGAAATCGGTTTATCTGACGTGCTACAGGGGCGTCAGCGGCGTGCGCGCCGCTCGCTCCCTCTGAACTGAACCGCTCGCTCGCGGCGCGCTCACCGCCACGGCCTTGCCGCGTATTCGGTGTTGGGAACAACGTTCACCGGTACAGAGCTAACCGTAGGAGGGGGCTTGCTGGTGCTGGCGGAGCCGATGGCTGCTGCGGCAGAAATGCCGTTGAGATCCTGCCGAGTGCCGGAGGCATCCCTTTGCTGGGGGCGGCCAGGGCAAAGGGCTGTTGCGACGTAGCCCATGGGGTGGCTGATGTGTACGACGCAAGGGCCGAGGATGCGCACCAGATAGCCCAGGTTGCGTAGTTCGCTGAGGGACTGGCGCAGAACCTGGCCATCAGCATCGATGACATCGAACTGGCCAAGCTCGCGAATCTGGCCATCGATGTTGGCAACCATGACGGCACGAACGGCAAAGGTGCGAGGTGCGTAGGGGTGGTTCAGCTCACCAGCCAGTACATCAGGCGGCTCGTTAACCAGAAGATCACCAGCAGGATCAGTGCGCGTATCAGGAGGAAGCGCAGGACTCGCCACACTGGGCGAAGCAGCTGGAGCAGCAGTGTTCGCAGGGGCTTGAGCGCTGCTAGGAGAGCCGAACTTAGGTGTACCAAGAGATAGTAAAGCGACAAACAGACAGGCAATAAATGCCAGTAGAAAAAGTAGCTTAGGCGACTTGAGCAGGCTTTTTCCGGCTTTGGTGTCTTGGGCCTTTCCGGTGGCGGTGGATTGGTAGAGCTGGAAGGTGCCTTGCTTGATTCGCTTGTATTCAATGATGGTGCCTTCGGCGGGTGGCCGGTTGAGCTGGGCGTCATGCTGGGCCTCCTTGTAGCGACCTTTGATGCCGATGACGGCAAGGTTTGAATGTTTGTAGGCCATCTCGCAGGTCATGCGGATGTCGTCGCGGATGTAGCTGATGTTGGGGGTGGTGAGCACCACATCCCAGTTCCAGTGGCGGTGGCGGGTCCAGCCGTCGAGCCAGTTCATGGGCCGGTCAGCGGCTTGGGCGGCTTCGGAGCCACCCGGGAAGTCGAAGCGCTCGAGGTCGCGTTCGCGCCAGGCTTTGGGGAAGACGAGTTGGGTTTCATCGAAGATGATGAAGGCGCCCCGGGGTGCCCACTGGAACCATGTGCGCATGCGTTCCATGTCGGCTTGCTGCTCAAGGTCGAGGTTGATGATGTCGACGCTTTCCGGCAGATCAGGCATGACCTGCAGCACACGCTCCAGGGTGAATCCGCGCACGTTGGTGATGATCAACCGACCCTCTTTGAGCGCCGGCACGGCGTCGTCTTGAATGGCGCCGGAAGTCTTGTAAGAACCGTTGGGGCCGTGGTGGATTTTGATCGACATGATTAGCGCCCTATGAACGGTACGAACTTGAGGGCGAAGCGGGTGGAGAGCGCCGAGAAGATGATGTTCAGCGCTTGAGGTATGCCGAAGAAGTTCAGTGCGCTGACAACTTCGGCTGGCAAGGCGCCCCAGCGCTGTCGCACGGCTTCGGCCAAGCCGATGTCTTGCATGACCCCTTGGGCCGCTTCATAGGCCACTTCCAGGGCGAGCAGTTGTACCTGTACCCAGGAGTAGATCGCGGCCTTGGTCAGCAGGACCAAGCCATCTTTGACGAAGGTGTAGATGCCAGAGCTGAGGAAGTCCCACACGAACTGGAAGAACGCGAGGATCTGGTCGAGAAAGCCGGAAAGCCAATCGAGCATGGTGGTTACCCTCTGAGGACGATGATGGCTGCCAGGGCGACGGCGGCCAGGAGCAGGACATAACGCAGGTAAGAAAGCTGGTCGGAGTAGTCGGCCGGACAGATGCGCAGGGAGACGCCGCCGGTACTGATGGAGAAGACTTCGCAGGGCAGAGAGCCGCTGCTATCGCTAAGGTTGAGGTCGAACACGCCCTTGAACAGGGCGCTGTATTCCCCAAGTTTCTGGTCCAGTTCGGCGCGGGCGTCAGCAATGCGCTGATCCCACTCGCTCAGGCCTTCGGAAAAGCTGCCGACTTCGCCTTGCTGGAGACCACGAGTGGGCCCCGCAGGGCCTTCGTTATCCTGATCTTCGCCGTCACCATCGCCCTTGCCGTCCCCAGTGCCCGAACCATCTTTTATGCCGCCTGAGTTGCTGCAATTGGGTCCAACGCACTTGGAGCTTTCGGAGGTGGTATTGCCGTTGGCGTCTTTGGTGGTGTTGCTGACGTTGGTGGTTACCTGGGTCGTGCACGAGCCGACACCGGAGCAGACTACTTTGGTTTGGGTATCGGTTTTGGTGGTCGTGGTGGAACCGTCAGCGTTCTGTTTCGTTTCGACCTTGGTGTCGGTCATGGTGCCGGTAGAGCTGGGGTTTTTGCCGTAGCACTTGAAGGGCTGGTTATTGAAGCTGCCGCAGTTGGTGTAGTCGCCCGGCTTGGCGGTGTAGTCGGATGACTTGCAAGCGAGATGACCGCCAAGGCTGTCTTGCACGAAGACATACACGCAGGGTTCTTTTTCGTTGACGATAGGCGCGTCAGGCGGGAGGCACTCTTCGCCCTCAGGGCATATATCCCCCGGCTCGACTGGTGGCGGGGCGAATACAGGCGGCTGACCATCTGCGACTTCACCGGTGAAGTTGACCGCTACCCGGCATTCGACTGGGGCAGGGCCCAAGCTGATGGTTCCGGCCTTCTTCGGGGCAGGTGCTTTGCAGTGGCTGAAGTCGAGAACGTTGGCTACGCAACCTTGCTGAACAATAGGCGGCGGCGGAATGGGGTTGCCGTTGTCATCGACGGCGACGACGGTGGTCGTAAAGCGGGTGGACTCAGCGAAATGCTTGCACTGTGAAGGCTTATCCGCTTCGCGGAATGGGACACATTCACCTTGGGCGTTTTTGATTTTGGGGATGGTGGCACCGCCAATGAATTCTTCCCCGCATTTTTCACCGTTGGGCTGTGCAGCCGATTCGCAACCGCCGGTCTGAGGGTTAAAAACCGCGGGAGCGGTGCACCCATCGCCATATCGAGTGACGGAATGAATAAACCCCGCATCGGCCCCATTAGAGCGCCTACCACCACAGACAGCCTCATGGGGTCTATTGGGGTTGATGTAGAGGTAGGAGTAAGTAACCCCAGGATAATGCTGAGCGCGTAACTCAAAGACGGCTTTGCAGGCATCAACAGCAGAGGGGAAGTCCTGAGAACTGTAATTGTGACGCCAGATGTAGTCCTGAGCGTTAACACCCTGAGAGCAGAGTAAAGAAAGCAGCAAAGTTGCCGCAGTGACCCAAGCGCGAAAACACATCTTCACACCCTCTCGACGAGCACGAGATACAGGGCCAGGACGGTGGGCTGCAGAAATAAACAACTCGTCGTTCATGGCGGCATCCAAAGAGAACCCCGCCGAAGCGGGGTCTGTTGCAACGGCTCTGCTGGTCAGAAGAACTCGCCGATTCGAAAGCCGGTGATGAAGGCACCGGCGATGAATGCGCCGAGCATCACTGACCAGAGCATTGGCGCAGGCCCTTAGGCTTTGCGCAGCATGGAGAACACCACGCCGACGCAGGCCAGGACGGCCAGTGCCAGAGCGATGTAACCGGCGATGGTGCTGGCGTCGGTCTGGCCCTCAGCGATCTGCGCCTGGATGGCGGCGGTGTCGACCACAGCGGCGAAGGCCGGGACGGTGGCGACGGAGACGACAGCGCCAATGCAGGCGTTGCGGGCGAAGCGACGAGCGCGACCGAAAGCGGTGGCGCCGTTTTGCAGCTGGGTTTTCAGTTGTTTCATGGTTGTTACCTCATGCGTCGTAGGACTGATGCGACCAATCCACCGGAAAGGCCGATTGCAAAAGCCATCAGCGTTCCGCCAAAACCAATGCCGAACGCCTCTGGCGAAAATCCCCCTGAGACCAAAATGTCTACATAGCCAGCGGCCTCAGGAGGGATCAGGTAGGCCTGTTGCCATCCGTACTGCGAGCAGGACACCGACGCATCTGCGTTGGTGGTCCACTGCATGCACACTTGAACGGCAACGACCGACATACAGGCCCCTTACTCCGCCAAGCTGGGGTCACAAATGACCTCAGCCATGGCGACGCAGTCGGGGCAGATCACGAGGTCGGGCGCCGTGTTCAGATCGGGCAGCAGGTCGGGCTGGGGGGCGGACTGGTTGTAGAGCTGGCCCATGGGCTGCCCGCAGCAGTCACACAGCACGCGATCAACGATCAGCACGGCGGCGCCCTCCCGTCAGGCCTTGGCCGCGTCCGGTTGAGCACCGGTCGGCTTGGGCTGTTGTTGGGTACCATGCGGGGCAGCAGGCTTGGCGGCCTGGCCTTTCGGGTTCACCGCCTCGATATGAACAGCCAGGTTGTTACCTTTCTGCTTACCAGCACGCGCCACTTCGAAGGTGATGCGGACCGTTTCGAGCGGGGCAAATTGGGCGCCAGAGGCGAACACCTCATCTGCAACGTCGGCAGGCACATCCATGCTCACAATGGACAGGCCGTTTTCGGTGATGCCATCTGGCTCATCGCCGTAAAACACCTTGACGATTTTTACGTCGGTGCCGTTTTGGTTGAACGCCAGTTTCTGAGTGCCGAGAAATGCAACTTCCATAGTCGAACGTGCCATTTGTGTTTCCTCGCTTAGTTGCGCGTTATTGCGCGGATTTGCCTTTTTGCGGGCCGAGCGATCCCGCACGGGCAAACTTTCGTTTTTTGCCCGAGGGTGGTTCTCGACTTGCCGGGGTTTCAGTTGCCGCTTGTGCAGCCTGTTAGTTCGTTAACACCAAGGGCCGCGCCCTTGTCATCCCGTTTCGCCACCGACGCCCGCGACTGGCGGTGATTGCGCTGTTCGGTCTGGAAGACTGGGTTGGCCAGTCACGGACGCCGGAGGCGACTTCCTGGGTGTCTCCTTGAGCTTTAGATAGGCCCAGTAAGCAATGAATGCTGGGAGGAAATTCAGAGCCAGGAGGAATACGTAGCAAAACACCAAAAAGCCCAGGTGGAAGAACTGGAATACCAGCAATGAAAGCACCTCTAAACCGGACTCCAGTGAAGCGATCCATTGAGAAATCATGCGATCACCCCACCAGTTCGAACGGTTCGCGCAGGGGCACGAAGGGCGTGGGTTTGCCGGTGTCGCTCACAACGTGCCAGTACTGCGGCGGACGGTTGCCGGGCTTGTGTTTCTCGCAGGTATAGGCCTGCGTAACGTGGTTGCGACCATTGACCTTTGACCATCGCGCGGGGCGGCAGTCGGTGCATCGTGTGTACGGGTAGGTAGGCGCCTTGGGCGGAATCCAGTTGCGGTTTAGCCAGCACACAGAGCAGTCGCAGTTGTCGGCGTGCGGCTGGTGAAGGTAGCGGGAGAGGCTCATAAGTCATGCCCTATGCCCTCAGCGGTAGTCGCCGGCCAGGAACTCGGTTTTGCCCGAGGCCAGGTCTTGGAGAATCTGGTGCACGTTCACAAGGTCGTGACGGCCTACCTTTACGGTGGGCAGGGTGCCTTGGTTGCACATACCAAGGACGACAGTGGGGCCTTTTTCGGCGAGGCCGGTGAGACGCCCCCACTCTTCGCGAGTGCAAATTGGGGGAAGAGTGATGAAGACGTTTTGCATGCTCATTGGTCTGGTCTCGCTTCCTTTGCGAGGGATCACCGTGATCCCTTGTTCGTATGGAACCACGGTGGTTCCATTGCCGTCAAGACCACCGTGATCCATGATCCGCAAATGAGCAGAGAAGACCCCCAATTCAAACTGCGAATGCCAGCGGAACTGAGAGCGCAAGCTGAACAGGCCGCGAAGGCTTCCGGCAGATCACTTAACTCCGAGCTAGTGGCTAGGATCGAATCCAGCTTCCTTAACGAAGGTTCGGCCGATCGACTGATTTCGGCTGCCCGGGCGAAGGAGCTAGCGCTAATGGCGCGTTCGGGTATTCCTGATGAGATTCGAAGAAGAGCAGTGGCCTCGATCGGTAAAGCAATCAGGCTTGGCCACGATGAGGCATTTGTCGTGATTGACGACTTACAGCTTGGCGTTGGAATCGCTGACGAGGAGCTCGACAAGCTACTGAACGCCGTCAAGAACGAGTTGGAGGATGCCGGCTACATTGTGAACTGCGATGATATAGAGGCGATACACCTCAGGTTCTAAATCAATCAGCCTGGCTACTGCGTTGTGGTTGGAAGTGGCTAATTACAGATCAATCGGAGTAGCCATCGCTGTCTGCGTGAGCTTCAGTTAAGGCTGTCGTATATCATTATAGCCAAATATGTAGGCAAGCTACACTCAGTGCGTCGGTGTTGGATGGCGTAAACAAATAATCGAAAATAGGCACTAAGATGGACATAAAAGATCTTGAAGCTCTCGTTAAGGAAATAACTCAAAAGAACTGGAGTGATCAGCAGAAGCCAATGCTGTTGAGTAATCTTCCAGCAGAGCTCAAAAAAATGGGGTTGGAGGATTATCGGGAGGTTCTCTCTGGAATAAGCTTGAAGTCTTTTGTTAGTGATACTGCTGGGCAGGATAACTATAAAGTAGTAAGCGATCCGAGAGCGAAGGCTAAAATTGGACTTATTCCGCCGGAGGCAGAGTATGAGTTCGCTGTTAAATCCGAGTCAGCTAGTGCGGATCTTGGCGTAAAAGGTGCTGCGGCAAAGAATAGTGCAGTTGCGCTGCTAGGTATTCTCAGTAAGCTCTCAAATGAGGACTTAGAGAAGATTGATATTCCACTCTCTGTTTTGGTCAGCCTTTATAAGAAATCATGA